TTCTCTTGCAACTGATTGTGCTGAGGATTTAATGAGGTCTGGTAAGGCACCATCGCAAATTATTGTCCATTATTTGAAACTCGGAACAAAACAGGCAGAGCTTGAATTAGAGAAGACAAAAAAAGAGTTAGCTCTAACAGAGGCTAAAACAAAAAGTATTCAATCTTCAGAACAGGCAGAGGAATTATACAAGAATGCACTTGATGCTTTCAGAGGATACAGTGGACAGGATACACAAATGGAGAGCGATGAATATGAGTGGGATGATTAGGACATATACAGAGCTTACCCGTTTGCCAACATTTCAAGAAAGATTTGAATATTTGAAATTAGATGGTTCTGTTGGAATAGAGACATTTGGTTTTGACAGATATTTGAATCAAATTTTTTATAACTCAAAAGAGTGGAAACGACTTAGAAACGAAATCATTGTCAGAGATAGAGGATGTGATTTGGCTTGTGAGGGATATGAAATTCAAGGGAATATTATTATTCACCATATGAATCCAATTACACCAGAGGACATCATAAATAGAAATGATGACTTACTTAATCCAGAGTATTTGATATCAACAGTATTGAATACTCACAATGCTATACATTATGGTGATTCAAGTTTATTACCACATGCACCTGTAGAGAGAAGAAAAAATGATGGAGACATTAGAAGGAGGTTACTTATGAGTGAGGAAAGAAACGAAAATCAGTCAGTGCAGACAGCATCTGTTACTAAGTCATCAGTAGAGTCAGCAGATACTAATACAAATAATGAAAACATTAAAGTTTTTGGTGTTGTTGAAAGTTGCGGATATCTGAGAGTTAGAAAGGAGCCAGATAAAGAATCGGATGTCGTTACAACAATTCCAGTTGGGACGATGGTGGAACTTGAAAATGATGAAGTTATTGATGGCTTCTATGCTGTTCATACAGAAGTAGGAGATGGCTATTGTATGGCTGAGTTCATTCAGGTTACTCGAGCTGAAAAGGAGTGACTATATGGCAGCAGAGAGAATGAATGACAGTATATTAACATCTGTGAAAAAAATGTTAGGTTTGTCAGAAGAGTATGACGCATTTGATTTAGACATTATTACACACATTAATTCTGTATTCACAATTTTGACACAGATTGGGGTAGGTCCTGATAATGGATTTATGATTGAAGATAAAACTCCTGTATGGACAGATTTTATACAGGATAGTGGAATTTATCAGCTTGTAAAATCCTATATGGTATTAAAAGTTCGATTATTGTTCGATCCACCGATGAGCTCTGCTGTATTAGAATGCTATAAAACCCAAGTAAACGAATACGAGTGGCGGTTGAAAACAATGGCTGAAAATCAGGAGGTGACGGAAGATGGTAACAGCAACTCAGACTGAATCCGATGCGTCCCTTTCTCACCACGGAATTAAAGGTATGAGATGGGGTGTTCGTCGTTTTCAAAACAAAGATGGCTCTTTAAAAAATGCAGGGAAGAAAAGATATGATGAAGGGTCAAGAAATCCTGTAGAGAGGCATAGGCAAAAATTAATTAATAAATATGTTCAAAAAGGATATTCTAATAGTGCCGCACAGACAATGGCAAAACAAAGAATGAAAACAGAAGCGGCATTAGGTATTGTTGGTGGTATAACCATAGCAATCGTTGCTAAGAAGGCAGCAACAAGAATTGGACAAGATTACTGCGATAAAGTCATTAAATCTGGTAAGGAAATTCAAAACATTGGTGCAAATAGTAAAGCTACATTTAAAGATGCACCGTTTTATGCTGCTGTAAATGGACATGATAAAAAAGCATATGGAATGTTATATCCTAATGAAAAAAGAGGTATGGCTAAGAATGCGCTCGGTTCATCATACGATGGCATATACAAAAACAAAATAAAGGTAACCAAGGATATAAAAATGCCATCCGTTAATAATGCCAGAAAAATTTTTAATCAAAAAATGAATAGTGATCAACAGTTTAGGCAAGAAGTATTAGACACAATTAAGCAAACTAACTATGGATATAATGCCGAAAAATTGTTTAATACAAATCCTAAGAAATTTTACGACAAATTTAATCAGGCATTGGCAACACCGCAATTTCAAAGTAAAGGCATACATAATAAGTTTTATTCGGAATTAGAAAAATATGGATATAACGCGCTATTAGATATTAATGATACGAGATATAGTGGTTATAAAAACCTTGCTAAGAGTCCGACTATTTTCTTTGGGAAAGATGCAGTAGAAAAAATTGCAAGTACGAAGTTATCAGATGTGGAAATTGATGAAAATGTTCGTAAATATGCGATAGAATTAATGAGAAAAAATGCTGGAAAAACAGCCGCTGAATATGCAGCAGGATTCACAATTGCAAAAAGTATTTCTGATGAGAAGATGATTAGAGATTATTTAGATAAGCATCCGAATTCAGAACTTTCAAGAAAAGAAATATTGGATACGCTTAATAAGAAGTAAAGATATTAAGTTTTTTGCTGATTTATGATAATATTATAGTACGCCATTAAATCATTCTCTTTTATGAAGAAAGGAAGGTGTTAATAGTATGACAAAACAAAAAAATAAAGTGCTTGATAAAATTGCTGTTGGTAATGGTTATAAGGACAAGTTTGAATTGCTTAGAGATTATAATATTATTCCAACAGTAAAGATGCCTAAGCATAAAAAAATGGAGTTTGTTTCATTACTCTTAAAACATCTTAAAAAACGAAAGAACTTAAAAGAGCCTTAGCTTAAACATAGGCTCTTCTACTTTAAAAGTGTTAAAGTAAATATTTGATTACTATGAGGGACTATGGAAACATAGTCTCTTTTCATTTGCAAAGAGACAGGGAGGTGAATATTCAAAATGAATAATGAATTAGAACACCACGGTATCAAAGGTATGAGATGGGGTGTTCGCCGTTATCAGAACAAAGATGGTTCTTTAACACCTCAGGGCAAAAAGCGATATGACAGAGATATAAGAGATAATCTCGCAAAGAAAAAAGATAACAGAATTGATACAAGTCATCCGGATCCTAATAGATGGGCTAGAGAAGATTTAGAACGAAGTAAAAAAATCGTTGACACCAGTTCGTCTATGGTTCGCCAGTTAAAATCAATGGAAAGCGAAACGCGACCGAAATCTAAGCGAAAAAGTATGGATTTATCGAATATGTCTGATAAAGAAATGCGAGACAGAATCAACAGAGAGTTACTTGAGCAGCAATACCAAAAATTATTTTCGGAAGTTGAAGAGCCGAAGATATCTAAGGGACGAGAATGTGTTACGAATGTATTATCAGTAGCAGGCGATGTACTGGTGGTAACAGGTTCTGCTCTTGGTATCGCATTAAGCATTAAAGAATTGCGAGGTAAATAAGGAGTAAGATATGGCATTATCAAACACAGCTGTCCCGAAATATTACGGCATGTTTCGTGATGCCGTTATTCGAGGTGAGATACCAGTAAATAAGGAAATCTCTATGGAGATGAACCGTATTGATGACCTTATTGCAAATCCTGGAGTATATTACGATGATAAAGCAGTTGAAGGATTTATCTTATACTGCGAAAATGAATTAACACTTACCGATGGTTCGGATCTGAATCTTCTTGATTCATTTAAAGTATGGTCTGAACAAATTTTTGGTTGGTATTATTTCGTTGAAAGAAGTGTCTATGAACCGTCGGAAGATGGTCATGGCGGGCATTACGTTAAAAAGCATATCAGAAAGAGGCTTATTAACAAGCAGTACCTCATAGTAGCACGAGGTGCCGCAAAATCTATGTATGGTTCTTGTTTACAGAACTATTTTCTCAATGTCGATATCACGACAACACGCCAGATTACAACCGCACCAACAATGAAACAGGCAGAAGAAGTCTTATCACCTATTCGTACAGCTATTACGCGTTCAAGAGGACCATTCTATAAATTTCTTACAGATGGCTCAATAATGAACACCAGTGGTTCAAAAGCCAATAGAGTTAAATTGGCATCGACCAAGAAAGGAATAGAAAATTTTCTTACCGGTTCGTTATTGGAAATTCGTCCGATGAGGATAGATAAGTTGCAGGGATTGCAGCTCAAGGTTGCAACTGTTGATGAATGGTTATCTGGAGATATCAGAGAAGACGTAATCGGTGCTATTGAGCAGGGTGCGTCAAAGGTAGACGATTATTTGATTGTTGCTATTAGCTCTGAAGGTACAGTCCGTAACGGAGCTGGCGATACAATCAAAATGGAATTGCAGGACATCCTAAAAGGCGAATATATTAACCCTCATGTTTCTATCTGGTGGTACAAACTTGATTCTGTCGAAGAAGTTTCAAATCCAGATATGTGGTTGAAGGCCAATCCGAACTTAGGAAAGACAGTCAGCTATGAAACGTATCAGCTTGATGTTGAAAGAGCAGAGAAAGCCCCAGCAGCAAGAAATGATATACTTGCAAAACGATTTGGTCTGCCGATGGAAGGTTATACGTATTACTTCACATATGAAGAAACTCTGCCACATCGAAAAAGAGATTTTTGGCAGTTACCATCCTCTTTGGGTGGAGATCTATCACAGGGAGATGACTTCTGTGCATTTACGTTTCTGTTTCCATTATCTAATGGCGCATTTGGTGTAAAGACACGAAATTACATAACGCAGAGAACATTAATGAAATTACAGCCTGCAATGAGATTGAAGTATGAAGAGTTCATTAAAGAAGGTAGTCTTATTGTTATGGAAGGAACTGTTCTGGATATGATGGATGTATATGAAGATTTGGATAACTACATTATTGAAAGTGGTTACGATGTAAGGTGTTTTGGGTACGACCCATATAACGCAAAAGATTTCGTAGAACGTTGGACACAGGAAAATGGTGTATTTGGTGTAGAAAAAGTAATCCAGGGAGCTAAGACAGAATCAGTTCCACTTGGAGAATTAAAGAAATTATCAGAAGATAGAATGCTTCTGTTCGATGAAGAGCTTATGACATTTACGATGGGAAACTGTATTACTTTAGAGGATACTAACGGAAACCGTAAATTGTTAAAGAAAAGATATGATCAGAAAATTGATGCAGTGGCAGCTATGATGGATGCCTATGTCGCATATAAGCTCAATCGAGATATGTTTGAATAAGGTCTAATCTATATTTCCATATAAAAAAATATCTTTAGCTTTTGAAGCTATAATTTTTGTTCCTGCATAATCAAATGTGCCTCCGATGACCCCACCTACAATTGGTACCATTTTACCGAGGTTAATCACACCTTTGGTTCCAAATTTGGTTATAAATCGTTGCATTGCTATATGATTTATTTTATTTAATACTTTTGTAGGAATTTTTTGAATAGCTTTAATCGTTAATTTTTCACCAGCTTTAATTCCAGCTTCTTTACATAGTTTGGATATAGATGTACCGGTAATACAAATATAAGCGAGAGTTTGTACATCATCATTAGATGGATTAAAACCCGATATAGTGGCTATTGTTGCAATCATTCTTAGTTGAACATACCAAACAGAGGCAAGATTTGCAGGAACAGCAACAGGTAAAGTTATGGCACCACCTAAGCTTGTTAAAAAACCAGAAGTGGTACATTTTCGTACTTGCCATTTAACGAAGTTATCTATAGCTTTTTCTTTAGTCGAATATTTAAGTGTATATTCCGTAGCTAAATCATAACAGCTTTTGGTTTTGGGTATACCTTTTAAAGCAGCATCATAACAGTTATTTAATATATCGGACAATGTTTTTTGTGAAATATTCATAATTTAAAGCCTCGCTCTCCTTAAAAGATAATATATTGTATCATTTTTAGGAGGAGGGGGTCAAGATTCAGGAGGTAATTATGCAAAATGAACTATATCATCATGGAATAAAAGGTATGAAATGGGGTATCCGTCGTTACCAGAATAAAGACGGTTCTTTAACACCTCAAGGAAAGAAAAAGTATGGAAAAAATACAGGTAAAATTTTATTAAAATCGGCAGGTACTGAAGCAGCTATATTAGTAGGAAGAAATGTAACGTCACATGTTCTTGGGCATATGGGAGCTGATGTAATTACAACAACTGTCACCACAAGGTTAGCCGCTGCTGGTGCAACTGTTGTAAATGTTATGAACACGGGATGGAGTATTCGCAATAATAGGCAAATAAACAGCGAGTCGCCAAATCCTAAAAAAGCAGATCGTAAAGTTTCTAAGAAAAAAGAGAGAAAGATGTATGTAAATGCTTATAACAATGCAGCAGATAGGATGAATAATGGTTTAATTGAACAGTTTAATAAAAAATATGAAGGAAAAGATATAAGCGACATATCTTCGGCTGATGGTAAAAAATATATGGAAGATTACGAAAGACTTTGGAATAAAGTTTTTGCAGAGGAGTATGAAAAATTGAGTTGAATGTTTTAACTGGGGGTGATCAAATGAAAAATCAAAAAAACAGTGATGAATTAATGCATTATGGTGTTCTCGGTATGAAATGGGGCGTTAGGCGTTATCGTAATTACGATGGTTCATATACTCGTAAAGGGGTAAAGAAGTACGATGAAGCTAAGAGCAACTATGATAGTGTTAAAGCTAAAAGAAAAGCGAAACAATCGACGCGAGCAGAACTTCATAAAGCTAAGAAAAATCTCAATAAAGCGTATAAAAAAATAAAGTATGATAAGAAAGCTGATCAAGGAAAAGCATTATATGCAAAAGGGAAAACAATAACTGATAATGAGAGAAAAATGCAAATGATAGAAACTGGTATAGTTGCAGGTGCATCTATAGTTAATTATGGAATACGACAATATGGAAATGTTAAAATGGCTAATATTAGTACAGCAACAATAGCAGCTGGTGGAACATTAGTTAATGCATGTTTATATGCTAAAAATAAGTCCGAAAATTCTAAACTCAGAGCTTATTATGCACATCACTAAAATAAAAAAAAAGAAAGGAAAAATTCAAAATGGAATTAACAGTTGGCTCCAGACTGAAACACGCCTGGAATGCATTTCTGAATCGAGCCCCCACCTCCAATTATCAGTATGGTATAGGTGGAGGATATGCATATCGACCAGACAGATTTAGACTCACAAGAGGGAATGAGCGTTCTATCGTGACCTCTGTTTACAATCGAATAGCTTTAGATGTAGCCGCCATTAACATTCAGCATGTTCAGTTGGATGATGAAGGGCGGTTTTTAAATGTTATAAAATCTGGACTTAATGATTGCTTATCATTAGAGGCAAATCTTGATCAGACAGGAAGAGCATTCATACAGGATGTAGTTATGTCAATGATGGATGAAGGTGTTGTGGCGATAGTACCTATTGATACCACAATTGACCCAGATATATCTAACGGATTTGATATAACGTCAATGCGAGTAGGAAAAGTAGTTGATTGGTATCCACAGCATGTAAAGCTGGAGGTATATAACGAACAGACAGGTGTAAGACAGACAATTACTATGCCAAAGAGAAACGTAGCAATTATTGAAAATCCGCTTTATGCCGTTATTAATGAACCGAATTCTACAATGCAGAGATTGGTTCGAAAGTTGAATCTTTTGGATGCTGTTGATGAACAGAGCAGTTCCGGAAAATTGGATTTAATTATCCAGCTACCATATGTTATCAAATCAGATGCAAGAAGAAAGCAGGCTGAACTTCGAAGGAAAGATATAGAAGAACAGTTATCTGGCTCAAAGTATGGAATTGCGTATATTGATGGAACAGAGCATGTTACACAGTTAAATCGTTCAGTTGAGAATAATCTGATGAAGCAGATTGAATATTTGACGAGTATGCTATATAGCCAGTTAGGTATCACTCAGAGCATATTAGATGGAACAGCTGACGAGAAGACAATGCTTAATTACTACAATAGGACAATAGAACCAATTTTGTCAGCAATTGTTGACGAAATGAAACGTAAGTTCCTTACAAAGACAGCTCGTACAAAGAACAAGTCAATTAAGTTCTTTAGAGACCCATTTAAACTTGTACCAATCAGTGAAATTGCTGAGATAACGGATAAGTTTACAAGAAATGAAGTAGCATCATCTAATGAAATGCGTCAGGTAATTGGATGGAAACCATCTGATGACCCTAAGGCAGACGAATTGAGAAATAGTAACATATCACAATCTGATTCTGGAATCGCAACTCAGACTGATGATGAAAATCAAGATATAGGAGGAGAAATTCAAAATGAAGTATGATTTTGGTGGCTATGCCACACGAAATGACCTTACTTGTAGTGATGGTCGTGTAATTAAAAAAGATGCTTTTAAAGCACAGAATGGACAGACCGTGCCATTAGTATGGAATCACAATCACGATGATGTCAATGATGTACTTGGATTAGCACATCTTGAAAATCGTAAAGATGGTGTGTATGCG